CTCATAGTTCATTTAAAGATACAGTATACATGAGTAACCTTTGTCAAGAGATTACATTACCTACAAAGCCACTGAATCATATTGATGACCCAGAAGGTGAAATAGCATTATGTATTTTATCTGCTATTAATGTAGGAACAATTAAAAGTTTAGACGACCTTGAAGAACTTTGTGAATTAGCAGTAAGAGCCTTAGATGAAATAATAGACTATCAAAAGTATCCTATCAAGGCGGCTGAAACTAGTACAAAAGCAAGACGTTCATTAGGTATCGGTTACATTGGACTTGCACATTATCTAGCAAAGAATGGCTGTAAATATTCAGATAAAAAAGCATTAACAAAAGTGCATGAACTTACAGAAGCATTTCAATATTATCTATTGACAGCGAGTAATAAATTAGCACAGGAAAAAGGCAAGTGTGATTACTATGATCGCACTAAATATAGTGATGGCATACTGCCTATTGATACATACAAAAAAGAATTAGATGAAATATGTTCTATAACATTAAAATATGATTGGGATAGTCTTCGCAAGGACATTGGAGAGCACGGTTTACGGCACAGCACATTGTCCGCACAGATGCCTTCGGAGAGCAGTTCCGTTGTGTCGAATGCCACAAACGGTATTGAGCCACCTAGAGGATTCTTGTCCGTTAAGAAGTCCAAAAAAGGGCCTCTTAAGCAGATTGTTCCGCAGTATCAAACGTTAAAAGATAACTATACTTTACTTTGGGATATGCCAAGTAATGATGGTTATATTAATATAGTAGCAGTGATGCAAAAGTTTTTTGATCAAGCTATTAGTGGTAATTGGTCTTACAATCCAACACACTTTGATAACAACGAGGTACCAATGAGTGTTATGATAAAAGATTTGTTAAACACATATAAGTATGGGTGGAAAACTTCATACTATCAGAATACATACGACTATAAGACAGATGGTGATGTAGTAGAAGAAGCACCACAAAAGGTAGAGGCTTTACAGGAAAATGAACTTCGTGTTGACGAAGAAGATTGTGAAGCCTGCACAATTTAGATTGACTAAATCAAAAAATAAAGGTATAATAGATAATTAATACGTTATGGCGAAAACAGTATTCAATAGAGAAGATATAGACTTTACAAAAGAACCCATGTTCTTTGGTGCAGATCAAAATGTACAAAGATATGATGTGTTCAAATATCCTCAGTTTGACAAATTAAATCAAACAATGCTAGGATATTTTTGGAGAGCAGAAGAAGTATCTTTACAAAAAGACAGAGCAGATTATCAATCATTTAGACCAGAACAAAAACACATTTTTACATCTAATTTGAAATATCAAACATTGTTAGATTCCGTGCAAGGTAGAGGACCATGTTTATCCTTTTTGCCTTATTGCTCTAATCCAGAATTAGAAGGCTGTATTGTTACTTGGGACTTTTTTGAAACAATACACTCAAGAGCATATACACACATAATGAAGAATGTATACTCTGATCCTTCGGAAGTGTTTGATACAATTTTAGATGATAAAGAAATTTTAAAAAGAGCAGTATCAGTTACACAAAATTATGATAAGTTTAGCGAATTGGCACAAGACTATGTTGTAAAAGGAAAAGGCGATATAATGGATGTAAAAAAAGCATTGTATCTTGCAATGATTAATGTTAACCTATTAGAAGGTTTAAGATTTTATGTTTCATTTGCTTGTACTTTTGCGTTTGGTGAATTGAAACTTATGGAAGGTTCAGCAAAGATACTTTCGTTAATTGCTAGAGATGAAGCAACACACTTGAACTTGTCCACACACGTGATCAAAGCATGGCAAAAAGGTGATGACAAAGATATGACAAAAGTGATGAAAGGTTTAGACAAGACAGTAATTGATATGTTTAAAAAATGTGTTGAAGAAGAAAAAGCATGGGCAAAACATTTGTTCAAAGATGGGTCAATAATTGGACTTAACGAAAAATTACTAGGTCAATATGTAGAGTGGATCGCAAACAAAAGATTGAGAGCATTAGGCTTTGATCCAATCTATGATGTGCCAGCATCACAAAACCCATTACCATGGACACAGCATTGGTTATCATCAAAAGGTCTACAAGTAGCACCACAAGAAACAGAAGTAGAATCATATCTAATTGGTGGTGTTAAACAAGATGTTCAAAAAGGACAGTTTAAAAAGTTTTCATTATAATGCCAATAGACTATTCAGAACTTAACGGTTTAGAAGTTTTATTACTTCTACTCTCCGGCAGAGACGGTTACTTCCTTTGGGGCATAATTGGTTTTGCTTTACTAGTCGTTATTATCAGTCATTACGTTGATAAGAACGATGAAGTAGGAAAAGTTATCGATCATACAGATCAAAGAACAAATATGTAATTGACAAATTCCTTTTTAGGAGTTACAATACACTATGGCAAAATATAATTTACTTTGCACGAATGATCATACTTTTGAAGGTTGGTTTGCATCTGAAAAAGACTATTTGCAACAAAAAAAGAAAAAGATGATTGCTTGTCCAATGTGTGATGACACACAAATACGAAGAGCATTGATGGCTCCAAATATTAATACGAAGTCTATACCAAAAGGAAATACAGCATTTTTTAATGGCAGAGCCGCAGTTAAGCATCTACGCAGTTGGATATCTCAAAACTGTGAAAATGTGGGTGAACGTTTTGCTACCGAATGCCGGAAAGCAGAGGCTGGTGAACGTGATGACCATATATACGGTACAGCAACTGATAAAGAAATTAAAGAACTACACAACGAAGGAATAGGAGTAATAGAGGTACCAGATGTCAAAGACAATTGAAACAATAGTATGGAGCAAAATGCAATGTCCTTATTGCGACATGGCTAAATCATTATTAAAACAAAAAAATATTGAGTTTGAAGAAAGAAAAATAGGTTCTGGTTGGACAATAGAACAACTTTTGGAATCTGTGCCAAATGTCAGAAGTGTGCCACAAATAATATTGGACGGTAAGTACATAGGTGGGTACACAGAACTTAAGGCACATTTTGATAAAGAAGGAAAATAATGTTGATAGAAAAAAATATAAGTGAAAATTCTATAGTGGCAATCAAAGTATCCACAGGAGAAGAAATGATTGCAAAATTAATATCACAAGATGAAGATTCAATAAAAGTAAGAAAACCAATGGCTTTCGTTAGAATGCAACAGAGCATGGGTCTTATGCCGTGGATGGCAACACCTGAGCCTGATGCAGAATTAACTATAGATAAAAAATTTGTAATGGTTATTACCACTTGCGAAAAAACACTAGCAAATCAATACGTTGAAACTACTTCAGGAATAAAATTAGCAAAAACTAATTTAAATGTCTAAATTAATACTTACAGATTGCGACGGAGTCTTGTTGCAATGGGAAGACGCTTTTCATAGATGGATGCAAATAAATGGCTTTGAACAAATCGGCAAAGGTCATTATGATATTGACATGATGTATCATCTTCCACAAGGATTTAGCACAACACTAATTAAGATATTCAATGAATCTGCTTGGATGGGTTATTTAGAACCTGTACCTGGCAGTGTTGAAACAGTCAAGAAATTGGCTGAAGAAGGGTACAAATTCACTGTTGTTACCAGTCAATCCACCGATACCGTAGCAAACAAACTGCGGAAGCGAAATTTAATAGAACACTTTGGTGATGTTTTTGAAGATTTTGTATTTTTGGATACTGGGCAAGGCAAAAGGGAGGCTTTATCAAAATGGAAAAGTTCAAATATGTTTTGGATTGAAGATAAGCCAGAAAATGCCTTTGCAGGTGCCACAGTAGGTTTGGTAGCATTACTACTTGACCTTCCACACAATGCAGGCTATAATAGTGATAATAAACTACCTGTCAGGAGAGTAATGAATTGGCAGGAAATTTATAACGTTATAAAGGAGAAGAAGCATGGCAACACATGACGAAATCAAACAAGCCTACGAGGCTTACATCTCAGAGTCAGAAGCATTCGAAACTAAAGGTGTTAAAGCCGCGGCGGCGAGAGCCAGAAAAGCATTAGGCTTACTAGGCAAAGCGACAAAAGTAAGAAGAAAAGAAATACAAGAGAAGAAAAACTCAATGTAATCTTCAATCTCAAAGGGTGTTTAGGCACCCTTTGATTTCCCTTAAAATAATAAAAATTTAATAAATATTGACATATGGAAAGTACAGGAAAAATAAAATGGTACAACTCTGCTAAAGGGTTTGGTTTCATCACTCCAGACAATGGCGGAAAAGACGTGTTTGTTCATGTGTCGGCGCTTAAGGCATCCAACCTAAAAGAGCTCACAGATGGTCAGGCTATATCTTATGAATTGGTCGAATTCAGAGGTAGAGAAGTGGCATCAAATCTAAAACTAATAGAAGTAGACGGCAACAAGTTATAATCTCCAGTTGACATTTCTGAAAAAGTATGTTTTAATGATACTATCGTTATGATTAAAACAAATAAAAACAAAATAGTAATATCAGATTTTCAACACTATTGGAAATCAGCAACCAAACACGGTCATGAATTTACTTTTGCTCATGGTAAAAATTTTAAAGATGCAAAGGTATTCACTGTGGAAGTAAAACATTCTGATAAGGTCAGAAATGCAGATGGTCGTTGGTCTCCAGTCAAAATCAAATAACTTGACATTTCAACCTAAATCAGTTTAAATACACTGTAAACGTTGAAGTGTGTGGAATAAACATTTAGGACGTCGGGGCAGTACCGACCACCTCCACCAAATCGTTCACGCAAAACACATTCTGGTGTGTGCTTTACGGGGGTGATATAGGTTCGACTAGTTGTATAAAGACACGTGGAGTTTACCGGGTGATTGCGTTATTGATCAAACTTATAAATGCAAAAGCATTTAAACCAGAAGTGACAGTTCCAGTCAGCATATTCGCTGATGCGGAATTGGTTGCCGCCTAATAATCGGCCACTTGGCGGAGAAGACTAGCCGGGCAACAGAAGTAGTCAGGTGTGGGGGTTTCGGCCCCTACACTATAACCGTTTAGTAATCTTATTACCGCAATATAATGTTTTATCTTTTACCTGTATCAATCTAAATAATTGGTAGGAGATGCGATATGCGTACAGTAAAACAAAAGTCTTACTGGGCCAGGCTGAAAAAGAAGGCACCTAAAGTTCCAGATTACACTTGTCCTACCATAGACGATGTACTGGTAAGAATAGAAAAGTTTCAAAATAAAAACAAGGTAATCTCAGATTACCAGTGGAAACTTATAAAGAGAAGAATGGAGCAACTGAGAACAGATAATGATAAACTGCGTGAAAGTGGAATATACTGGTATGACGTTGCTAAAAAAGAATTAAAATAAATAAAGTATGTGGAAGTTTTTAATAGTAATTTGTGTATTAGGAAATCCATGCGTTTTGATGGAGGAAGATCCATTGAAGTTTTACAAAACTGAAAGCGAGTGTATGGCAAATGCATCAGCAAAACACAGTGATATAACGACTACATTTAAAGAATATGGCTACCATATTGAAAACTCACATTTTGATTGCTCACAAGAGAAAAATAGCATATAAAAGTCAATAAAATAGCGGTAAATTTACTCTTGATTTAATCCCCCAAATAATGTAAAATAAAAGGACTATGGGAAGGTTACAGTCTAAAATAATTGATGCCTCTAAACAAAAGCCATCTACTGGCGATAAAGCAAAAGCCATATTAATCAAGATTTTAATAGGTGCTTTAGTTATTGGTGGAGCATATGGCTTTGGTACATTCAAACCTAATCCTTGGGTGGTAAAAAGTATTCAACAAGAAGAAGATAAAAAGATGGTTGAACTTGCAAAAGAATTTGGTTTGCACGAACCAGACTTTGTATTCACAAATAATGCTGAATTTGTTACGTCTATGAACAAGTGTATAGATTATTTAAACTGGACTACTGCTTCAGATCAAAGAGTGCCAAGAGACATTATAGTTGCAATGGCTATTGTTGAATCTGCTTATGGGACAAGTAGATTTGCAACAGAAGGTAATGCACTATTTGGTGTAAGAACTTGGGATTTGAAAAATGTAGCACACATGAAACCTTTAGCAATACCTAATGCTAAATTTGGAGTTAAAAAATATAAATCCAAATGTGGCAGTGTAGCAGATGTAATTGATATTTTGAATAGGCATCCTGCTTATGAAGAATTTAGAATAGAAAGATCCAAGCAGTTAGATTCAGGTAATATTAATTACAACACTTTGGTAAATGGATTGAAGGCTTGGAGTACCAATGACCAATATTCAGTAATTATATTGGACAAAATTAAATCTTTACAAACCAAAAAGTAATTTGACAATCAGACATAATTAATGTAGTATTATAACATGGGATTTATACAATTGAAGTTACCTAAAAGATTAAAAAAATTATTACCTAATACTTCTTCTTTGCGTAAGGCAAGAGAAGATTATAAACAATGGTTAAAAGAAAGAGGATTAGATAAACTAAAACCTCGTAAGCGGACAGGCACATTTAAGTTTGATCCTGGTGAAGAAAGAACAGGTGTACCACTAGGCAATAAGATTCCTGTTAGCGGTGGTAAAAAGAAGGAACCTATGTTTTACTCAGGTAAAAGAAAATTAGTAGGTATAGCAACAATGCACAAAAGCAATCAAGTTCCAGTTTTCGCAGATGACGATGATGAAAAAGGAAGAAAAGCCGCCACAGAAATTACATTGATGAAAGGTAATAAGTGAACCTTTTAAAAATAGCAATATTGGTATGTGGTTTCGCAATAATAGTTTTAAGTTATGTAATCTTTCAGCAACAAGTAATGATTAATAATTTGTATGCTGATTGGAATGAAATAATGGAGTTAATAATATTATGGCTACAAGACAAAGGAATGACGATTCCGGAGACTCAGGTAGAGATTTAGATGAGTTATGGAACTTCGTTTGTTATGATTGCAAATGGAGAGGAGTCGCACAGGATTTGGACCAAGATGAAACTTTGGAAGAATGGTGGTGTTGTCCAAGATGTCATAGCCCAAACATTGAAGACGTGGGTTGGCACAAAGGCAATGAAAAATATAAAGGAGAATAAATGGAAGTAGGTGCAGGATTTGGGTTACTTGCCTTAGGCAGTGTTGTTAGTTTAGTTGTGCTATATATTTTAATAAAGGTTAGACACTACGATGAAAATAACAAAGATTAAAAAGTGGCTTAACTTCGATTGGTTAAACAAAGCAACCTTGGTAGAACTTACCGATGTTGATGTGTCTAAAGATCCAGTAAGACCAGAACTAGATATAAAATTCAGAACATCTTATGGAAGAAAAATTTATGGTCTAAAACATGATGGGCAAATTAAGGCTGTGATGTGTTTTGCATTTACAAATGATGTACCAAAAACTGTAGAAGACCTAGATGTACTTTCAAAAGATGCATATTTACAAGCGACTCATAGAGCAGGAGTGCAAGGCAGTATTGCTATTGCCTACACCGTTTGGAGTCTACAAAAAGGTGGTGGAAAAATGATTGTGGACGAAGTATTCAAAATGATCAAACAATCCAACCATCTGAACAGATTGGTGACACTGTCTCCATTAACTGACATGGCGGCAAAATTTCATTTAAGAAATGGTGCAAAATTAATTCAAAAGAACGAAACCACCCAAAACTTTGAATATCTTGTTAAAAAGTAATTATTTTGGTAACATCAGTCTTCAAAGTCCAATGTTTCCGCCATTTT